AGCTGCTGCTAGGAAGAGAATCGAGCAGGCTAAGGTAGCTGATATAATAGAGATACAAGATGAAGATAACAATTAATAGCCACGACGAGGAGGTATCAATTGATACTAAGCACGATGACCTTACTACTAATCAAGTAGCTGAGCTTATGTTTCGTATTAGCTTAGCTAATGGTTACTATCAACAAAACGTAGCTGACGCATTCTATGAACTAGGTAAAGCACAGTTAAAACTGGAGGAATACAATGAGCACTAAAGGAAGCGGCCCCCGCAAGGGACACAATGCTGAGAAGCAGCGTAAGAACTACGACGATATTGATTGGTCCAAGAAACCCTTGGCTCCTAAAACCGAACAACCAAAGGGTAGCAAATGAAGAACAAGAAACCTGAAATTGATCCGGACATTGCCTTTAACCACGTTCGACGAATGCTTGGAGATATTTCTCCTAACTTTGCCTTTGTTGTAATGGATGAGGACGGGGATCTATTCTATGATTACACGAACTATCGTATTGGCAGAATGCTTATGACTGAGGCTTTGGATGATATGGACTCAGATTTCGGTGACTTTGACTGGGATGATTTAATTGAGGATGTCGAGGACGAGGACGAGGATGACGAGGATCTATTTTAAGTATGCTTGATTTCACAGAGCACCCAATCCTCAAGCCGCCCACGGACGAGGAAATTGTCCTTCTAGGAGAAGCTGACCCCAAGCTACTAGAGGAACTACACAGGGCGCACGAGGGCAGAATCCGGGCAGCTACGGATGATCCTATTCGCTATGGGTTCGACCTACCGGGCTGGGAGCGTATGTCGGACTCCTTCAGGGACTACAATGAGGTTCTAGCACTAGGTGGGAATCGCTGTCTAGCGGCTGAGCAAGAAATCTTTGACCCCGTTGCACAAAAAAGACGCCGTGTCGATGAGATTGACGGCGACTTTAATGTAATAGCCTATGATGAGATCAACGACCGACTTCTTGAATCAAAAGCTCTGGCCCCATTTCGTAAGCCTGCTCAAGACTTATACTGCTATCAATTAAGCGACGGCGAAGAGATTCACTGCTCCAGCACTCACAGGGTTCTTTCTTTTGGTTCATACCATCCGATAGCTGACGTAACATTTCTTGACGTTCCAAAGCCGCCTGATGCTTGCTTGAAGCTGCTTCCTTCATCCGCAAGTACCCTTCTGGTGTCCACTGTGGACATTTACCTTTCAGAGTTACGCGAAGGTGTTCAGCATTGTTTTGGAATAGCTCAAGGTTCTCAATGGCGTTGTTCTGTTTATTTCCGTCAATGTGATGGACTACCTCCTGTCTTGTTAGAGGACGACCTAGACTCTTTGACACCACTAGACGATGCTCTAAAACGTATGGAGTGCGCTTTCTCCGCATTGGAGAATCAGGAGAATAAACCTCAATGTATCCGTCTTTATTTAGTATTCGACCTCCCTTCCATTCAGGGTGACCCTCTCCAGATCGAGGACCAGTCCTCTGACACTTTATCTGATGCTTCTTGCAAACCTTGTAAATCAGCTTCGCAGTTACACGAGGGTCAAGAGTCACTTGAAGTTTATCAGCAATCCATTGTTGAGTTTTCCCTTGGGATTCAATCCAGTCTCGTATCTGGTCCACAGGGTATTCGATGCTATTGTATTTTGGCATATAGTTGTTATGGTGATAATAGATCATATTATAGCATACGGGTAAGCAACTATTTCCTCCGAAGGGATACCGTGTGGGATTTTACGGTTCCAACTTACCATAATTACTTAATTGGCAATGTAGTAAATCATAATTCCGGCAAGACAACGGGCTGCGCTAAGCGGATAATGGAGGCCGTGAGTTCTAACTTCGATGGACACATAGTATGTTTTTCTCAGAATGCGGATACCTCTATTAAGGTACAGCAGCCAGCTATCTGGGAGATGATGCCCAAGGAGTTCCGGAAGAAGACTAAGAGCATTGACGGGTACATTAACTATTCAATGCAGAATGGCTTTACTGGGAGTTCGTTTGTGTTCCCTGATACTAGGACACGTGTGGACTTCAAGACTTATACACAGTTCAGTAATAACTCCACAATCCTTGAGGGTTTTGAGTTCGGGTTCAAGAAGGGTAGCGTCAAGGCTGGGAATGAATCCAATATCGGAGCCTGGCTGGACGAGTACTTAGGTGACGCTGCTTTAGTGAATACCCTACGGTTCCGCCTAGCTACACGGGATTCCAAGATGGTGATTGGGTTCACACCTATTGATGGCTATACACCATTCATCGCTGACTATTTAAAGGGAGCAGAGACCCTTGAGACTAGACCTGCCGCCCTGTTACGGGGCAAGGAGGTTCCTACTAAGCAGTACAGTCCAAGCCGTGATGCGGCTGTGATCTACCTGCATTCGGACGAGAACCCATTCGGGGGCTACGAGCGAATCGCAAAGGATCTAGCCGGGCGACCAGAGGATGAGATAAAGGTCCGTGCGTACGGATTACCCGTGAAGTCAGCCAATGCTCTGCTCCCTTACTTCAATACTGAGGTAAATGTGCTCAATGAGGAGCCAAACAAATACAAGATGACGTTCCCCGACATTTCCGATAAGTCGCAGTTCACCTGCTACCAGGTGGTTGACCCCGCTGGTGCAAGGAACTATACCTGCATCTGGGCTGGGGTAAACAAGGACGGAGAGATATACATCCGCAAGGAGTGGCCGGATCGCAACACGTACGGCGAGTGGGCTATGTTCGGGGACCCGAAGTGGAAGTACGGCCCAGCAGCCAAGAAGATTGGTCTAAATGTTGAGGGTTACTGCGAATTATTTGAGGAGATTGAGGACGATCTAGGAATTGAGGTAATTGAGAGAATCGGGGATTCGCGTTTCTTTGCTAGAGAGAATGAGAACAATGACGATCTATTTACATCATTCTATGACTTCGGTCTAAGCTTTATACCATCTGATGGTAAGATGGAAGAACAAGGCATCACAGCTCTGGATGACTGGTTTAACTACAATCCTAATGTAGACATTGACCAAGCCAATAGACCAAGGTGCTATATTCACGAGGACTGCGGTAATCTTATCGACAGCCTTATTAACTACAATGCAGGCGGAAAGCCTGAGGAAGCCCTAAAGGACTTCTTTGATGTCATTCGCTATTTGCGGATGTCGAATGGTGGAGAAGGTCCTGACTTTCTTTCATCAAACGATATGATGACAACTAAACCACGCAAGGGAGGATACTAATGCCAAAGACAAGATTAAGTAAAATTGCAGAAGAACAAGAGGTTGAGTTCGATGAAGCTCTTAGAATCGCAACCGAAAAACTGCCAGAGGGTTCGGTTACTGGAACGGGACGAAATACTTGGGTAACTGAAGAGGGTGCAAAAATCCTTGAGGATTCCTTTATGATTGAGGAGATTATCCCTAAGCACTTCACCGGAACCGTCATATCAGAATGCCCTAACCCGAAGTACAATGTTGTCTTCAGCAAAGAAATCGGGAAGAGAGTCAATGTGTTACTTCCTCGCAAGTGGCAGGGTAAGCTTATTAAAAAGATAATGACCTTTGAGGCTATTGAGGATTCTAAAGGAGTAAGCTATCGCTATGTCGGAAAATAAGGATCTAACCCTGGACAGGGCTTGGTGCAGGGAGCAGTCCGACCGACTGGCTAGTTGGGAAATACTTCGCAGGTATGTTCTGCACGAAAGTGGCGTATCAATGACAAATGGTGACCTATGTGATACAATAGGCGTATCATCGACTTACACTATCCGTTTGCTTAAATCTATACAAAAACGCCTCGCAGAAGAAAATGCTAAATGAATCAATCTCCGAGTCCTTGACCTACGTCCAGGATGAACCCGATATTAAAACTCTACGCTATGCTTACGAGCAGACCGTATCAGAGTTGGACTCCTACTTTGATCTATGCCGTACTAGCTACGATGATCGTCGTAACTGGTGGCCTGGCAAGAGCCGGGATCATCGCAAGCACGGGGCTGACGCTTTCCCTTGGGAGGGTGCGTCCGATATGGAGTGCCACTTGATTGATGAGCGAATTACTCGTCTAGTATCTTTATTTATGGCATCGTTGAATCGAGCCAATGTCCGAGCATTTCCTGTTGAGAGTGGTGATATTGGTCGAAGCCAGATTGTTTCGGGTTTCTTGAAGTGGATGGTAACGTCGGGATATATCCCACGTTTCTACCGCGAGATGGAACTCGGTGCTAACTATTTGCTTGAGCGGGGTATACTGATCACGTATGTCGGATGGCATCGTGAGGATCGACGGTTCCTTCAGGAACTTGACATTAATCAGATTGCGCAAGTCAGCCCGGATGTAGCAGTTGCTATCCAAGAAGGGAATGACGACGATGAGTTGATTGCCCTGCTACAAGCTACCTTTGAAGGAACAACTACGAAACGTGCAAGGAAGGCACTCAAGGCTTTACGCAAGGATGGTGTAGCTGAGCTGCCTGTTGTACGTAGGCAGGTGAATGCACCCGAAGTAAAGACCCTTGCACCGGATGGGGACTTCTTTTTTCCTCCGTACGTAACTGATCCACAGCGTTCACCTTACTGCTTCTGGAGAACTTTTTATACAGCACAAGAACTTGAAAACAAGGTTACAACAGATGGATGGGACCAGGACTTCGTTGACCACGTCATTGAGAAATATCGAGGCGTTAATATTGATTCTGTTGAGCGCGAGCAAGAAGGCCGTCGCAGTATCAGCCTTACTGATAGTGCTTATCAAGCCAATGAGCTTATTGAGATCTGCTATGGATACCAAAGACTTATTGACCAAGAGGACGGTGCTGAGGGCATTTACTGCACAGTATTCCATCGTGAGTTCAGTGGGGATGAAATGACACCTGGGTATGCTAAGTATGAGCTGCTTAATGGCTACGAGGATTATCCTGTAGTGGTCACAAAGCTATCAGAAGATAGCAAGCGACTTTATGACACAGCAACTGTTCCTTCTTTGCTACGTGGTCTACAGAACCAAGTAAAGATTGAGCGTGATTCGCGCACTGATCGTAACAGCTTATCTACTCTGCCTCCTATCCTGCACCCAGTTGGTCAAGCACCTACTGATTGGGGTCCAGGTCGTATGATTCCTTATCGTCGTAAAGGTGATCTGGACTTTGCTCCTACACCTCCACCTCCTACTGGCTCAATCGAAATGGAGTCAACATTGCTTGACCTAGCTGACCGCCTAGTAGGACTTGACGACGATGGAGCAATCAGCCAGATTCGTCAGCAGTTCCTTGTTGATAAGTTCCTTAGCCACACAGCAGAGGTTCTGCGTATGGCATTCAAGTGCTTCCAACGCTTTGGACCCGATGAAATCTTCTTCCGTGTTACTGGTATCCCTGATCCACAGAACTTTGATAAGGGAAGTGCCGATGAGAACTTTGACATTATGATTAACTTCGATGTGCAGAATACTGACCCCAAGACAGTCGAGGCAAAGACTCAGCAGTTCGTAGCACTAAATAAGTTGAACTCCAACAACCGTCTCAACGTAGATGCTCTATTGGATGTCATTGCAACTAGCATTGACCCAGTGATGGCGGATGCCATCCTACAGCCAGTAGAGACAGCACAGGAGGAAGTGGTCAAACAGGTCACTGATGACTTAGCTAAGATCTTTGCTGGTATCGAGATGCCGGCACGTCCAGCAGGAGCACAGATTGCACTACAGGTA